TCTTGAGTTAAAAAAATAAAAGCAAGAAGAAGTACCCCAACCTTTGATAATGGTTTACACTATATTAGTGGTAAATCATCACCATTTGGTAGAGCTACAGCTTCTGGCCCTTATTCATTATTTACGATGGCTCATATTCATCATGATGTCTTAAATAGGTTTATTAAACTTATTGGAGAATCATCTTATATGGTTACTTTTGGTAACTTTATAAAAGATTTATGAAAGAACCAGTATTTAATGGTAGTAACAACATTCACTCCTTATCTTGGAAAATTGGGGATTGTTAGGGATCCTGAGTTAAAGCGTAGAGTAGTTGCTATGTTGGATTACAACTCGCAAGTACTTCTACGTCCTATTCATGAGATATTTCTTAATATTTTAAGAACATTACCTCAAGATAGAACTTTTACTCAAGATCCTTTTAACAATTGGAAACCAAATCGTAACAATTTCTGGTCTCTCGATTTATCATCGGCTACTGATCGTTTTCCAATTACTTTACAAGAAAAGTTAGTCTCTGTTATCTTCGATAATAGGGATTTTGCTAATGCTTGAAAGGAAATTTTGGTTAAACGTAAATTCTCATATGAGGACGAAGTGTACGAATACAGTGTTGGACAACCTATGGGAGCTTATTCCTCATGGGCTGTCTTCGCACTTTCTCATCACCTAGTTGTAGCATGATGTGCCCACTTATGTGGTCTTGAAGATTTTCAAGATTATATCCTTTTAGGTGACGATATTGTTATTAATAACGATAAAGTCGCTCAAAAGTATATAGCAATCATGACACGATTAGGTGTTGATATTTCTATGCATAAGACTCATATAAGTAGGAATACTTATGAGTTTGCTAAGCGTTGGATACAAAAGAGAGTGGAGATTTCTCCACTTCCCTTAAAAGGTATTTGCCATAATAAAAGAAACCTACATATTGTATTTTTACAATTATATAGTTATCTTAAAAGGTGTAATACTGAGTATAAACATACATGCTTGGAGCTGATCAGTGAAATCAT